TGTGGCCAAAGGGTTGCGTACGCGCCAGAACGGAATCTCTCGGCGGTCGCTGGGGTCGAGGGCCACGGGCGAAAGCGAAATGGCTGACATGCCGTAGGCGGTCAAGTGACGGGCACGACGGCGCACCTTGGTGGTCATCTTGTTCATGTCCCACCAGCCAAGGTTTGCCAGTCGGCGGTCGTGCGCCTTGTTCTCGGACGCCTGGATGCCGTTGCGAAGAGCAGGGTATTGAATGTCTGGCAAAACCGACGCCACGCGCATGGAGAACTGGTCAATACCCTGAGCGATAAGGTTAGGAATGGCGGGGCGCTCAGCTTCGTCCAGCTCGGGCAAAGGCACAATGACATCGCCGTTGTAGTGGTCGCGGACTTCGGCCATGCGCTTAAAGGTGCCCGAACGGCTCATCTGCCGTTCCTGGAACATAGAAACGATTTGGCCTGCAGCCTTTTCGTTGTCAAGGGCCAATGCCATGTATTACCTCAAGTTCGCTAGTTGGGTGTTGCGTACCCACTTGGGGCGCCATGCCTGGACCGCAATGGATCGTGGCTGGTGCAAGTTTGGAATGTTCCATTCAAAGAACCATTCCGCCATTACGCAGTCGTCTGTACGCCCGTGAGGGTACTTGGTTACCTCGTCAATAAGATGCATCGACCGGGTTTTGCCTTCACCCTTACCCATCAATCTTACACGACCAAATCGCCAATGTTGGGAAATCGTCGTAACACCATAATTTGGGTCACTTTTGTTACTGGTGGTATTGTGAGGAATTACTTCGACGCCGCTGAGTTGCCGCCATCTTTTGAAATGGTCGTACTGGAGCATGAATCGCTGGGCGGCATTTTGTTCAATAATCCACCACTGTATCGGGAAACCGATACTGGTCGATAAACGCTGCCATTCTTCCATGACCCCAGTGAATTCACCGAGATTGTAGTTGTATTCCAAAAACTCCGGGGCTTCCATTTTCTTGCGAATAAGGTCAAGCAAAAACCGTTGTTGGCTTTCAGGATGGTATAGCCAGCATTGAATCGACCAATAGTTAGTTGGCGACGGGTCTGCCGTGGCGATAACCATGCAATCGGCTGGATTAAGCCCCGGGGGTGTCTCCCAACGGTCTCGATCTTTGTCAATGCACCCCACGCTCCCTCCGTGTCCGTAGACCCATTCATTCCGAACCAGCGTCTCATCTAGCGCAATGTCTTCTTGCTGGTAGACGACCGCAAAGCGTTCACCACGGTTTGACATAAGATTCGATACTTCGCGCCATGGGAGTCGACGGGGGTCCAAAAGGCAACCCTTAGGATACGCTTCAGATCCTCTTTTGTGGAAAGCGGGGTCGCATCGATCTTCGTAATGGGCACGGTACAGCAGGTGCTTGTACTTCTTGTCGTGTCGGAGACTGGCGATTTCATCATCGGTAAGTTCGTCAAGTATTTCATCTTCCTCCAAGGGCTGGATCATGTCCAGCGCAAAGCGATATAGGTCATCAGGAGCAAGTCGCTGGCCAATAAGGGCAAGCATGCCAGCGGGTTCCAGACGAGTCTCGGCCACGTCTTGGTACCAGTCCTCCATGGCTTCTCGCTGTTCAGCACTTCGTACTTTACGAGGGTCCACAAGGTCGTCCCAAAAACAACCATCAAAGCGGCCACCAATAAAACCTGAGTCCATACCGTAAGCACTGAGCGTTGGTTCTTTTTCTGAGATAGCACCGTTTTCTTCGGGCTGCATAACAATAAATGCTTCATTGGTCCAAAGCTCTTTTTCCAAAGGCTTAAACCGGCCAAAGTCAAAGGCTAGGGTTGATTCGGCGTCGACCGCTTGGCCACGGGCTTTAAGGTTGTCATCGGCCAATTCAGGAATGACACGCTCTAGGGAACGGCGAACGCGCATTAGGTTTCGCTTAGCCAGGCTCATTGTGGCCGATCCAGTCAGCAAACGCACTGCTCGGTTTCGGCAAATGATCCAGCACGTCAAATCGTGGAGCAGGGTCGTTTTACCAGAACCCGGGGGCATGTTCATGACCACGTATTCTTTTTGCTCAGACTCTAAGAGCTTGACCAGTTCAGTACCGGCTTCTTCTTGCCACGGCGTGGCAATGCGCCCAAAGTACCGGCGCCGAAAATACCCAAAATCCTCTAGGGCCAGCTTGGCTTCTTCGCACAAACTGTCGTATGGCTTGGGCCCTTCAAGCTTGGCTTCTACTTTAAGTTCTCGGTAGTTGGACGCTGACGTGTCCATTTGATCTGTCGCTTTTAGCGTTTGGGCGGCTTTTTCTACGCGGTAAGCCGTAGCTTCCGAAAACTTTGCTTTGCGGGCGCTGTCGGCAATGGAGAAACCAGCCGTGCGCGCTTCAAAGTATTTCTTGCGTTGGGCGGGAGTAACAGCCATTAACTATTTAATGCGGTCGTCAGCAGTCCTGCTACTCGATACGTTGGAGTATTCCCGTAAATTGTAAAGACACCGCCCCCGCCGTCGCTGTAATCACTGACAGCGACGACGAGGCAGTAGTCCTCGATGACTGGCATTTTCCACTCTTCACTTTTATCAAGGTCGTGGTTAATGGTCGTCAAAAACTTCGGAAGGTTCTCATCCAACCATTGCCGTAGCGAGGTTGCGATTGAGTCCTCGGAAGGCATTAGGCCTGGGGTGTCTCGGTGGGAGCAGCAGGAACAACCGGAGCGGCAGGAACGGCTTCTGACTGAGCCAGGATGTTGTTAATGAAATGAACCGCAGCAATGCTGTCCGCTTCCAAGCTGTGCTTCTTCAGAAAGTGCAGGGCCTCAAGGGCAGCCGCAAACAATGCGGGCACCGTAAAACTGATGGCCTGTACAACAGGGTTTAAGTTGAAGCCCGGGTGAATCAGGGCAACAATGGCGGTAGCCCCTGACAACAGGGCCGTGATGTGTGTGCTGATGTGCTTGGTCATGTATTCAGTATACACAAAAATCCCCACCAGTTACGGTGGGGATTTTTGTGGAAGGGTTTTGTGTGAGCGTCCTGAGGAGGGACGTTCCCAGTGTATCACGGGTGGGACCGTATGTGTGCAAAGGGGTAAAAAAATTTTTAAAGCACCGGGGTGCAAACTTGCAAAAAGGCCCCGTCCGGAGACGGGGGCCAATTTGCATCTATGAGCAAGACGGATCGCAATGTAGGTACAAACATTATATCAGATGGAGGGCAGAGAAGGGGGGCCAGTGTGCCGCCGAATCTCATACAATTTGAATCAGTAGGCGTCTGGGGCCGGAGGGTTATCGCTAATGGGCTTGCTCTCGAACTTCGCCGCAAGCGCCGCGCAACCGGGGCAGTTACACATCTTGTCGCAGCCGCAGGTGATACACATTGTTTTTTCCTTTGTTTAAGAGTACATACAAGTGTACCAGCGGTGATCCCAAAAAGTTACGCCAAAAGGTGTTGCACCGCGGCCTCGGTGGTGTATCATGGGTATATCGCCATTGGCAGCGGTCGTGGGTGGGAGTCCCCGCGGAGTGTGAGTTCCTAGGAATACTCGCCGCAGTTACCCGGTTAGAGCGGGATTCGGTTGGCGCACCCTGAATGCAATTTGGTTGCTTTGGGGAAGAGTTGAGGAGTTGCATTGCTCCACAAACAGTCCTTGCGCCGTGCGGAACAGGTATTGCAGACTCTTCGGAGTTGAGGGAAATGCGGGCAGAGTTGTGAGCAAACGATACTAGCCCCCATAATCCCGAGGTAGAAAACCTTCCGCCGCGGATGAAACCCACTGATAGTACTTTTGATAGATACAACGCATAGCCGCGGCCGCGACCGCGGCGCCTGGCTTGGTGACGAGAATGACAGTTTTCGGTAGAGGGGATAACAACTCTTGGTAGCAAGACGGGCTCGGCACACACCCGGTCAAGTCGCTGGTAAACACAGAGTTTTTTTCCACACCAGAATATGTGCGCCTCGCATTTTACGGAACCTACCCGGTTCCATATCCTCCCGGGCAAACTTGGAAGGGATACCTTCCAAAGTTTGCAGTTCCGCTTGCAACCAGCCAGAATGAGAAACAAATTGGAGGGGAAGGCGTTGGATTAGCAAGACGGCTAAAGCCGACTAATCCGGGATCCTCCCGCTAGTAAGACGCCGACGGGGGCGTCGTCATCTTACTGCACGGGCCCCTCCCGGTTCATGGGTGTCGCCCTAAATTTGCAGCCTGCATTTACAACGCACGTTTGCGAGGGCGTAAACCCAACGATCCGTAAGTTCGGGGAAACCCCTCTCTAACGGACTCGGTAGGTTTCACACCCTTTGAGCAAACGCACGTTGTTGCAGGCTCAAATTTACCAAATCTCGCAATTTGGACGGGCGCCACCGTCCGGCTGGGAATCGCGGCGAGCGGCCCGGCCCCAAGGGGCCTATGGTTTGGTCAGTCCCAAAAGCGGACTGACCGCACCTATGCCGCTACGGCTTGTCCGAGGGGGGGAGTAAACCCCCCCCATCGGCCTACGCCTGTCGCCTACGGCCAAACTCACACACAGTTGGTTCCACGGTACGGGATAAATTTCGCGTGTCAATCCGTAAACGGACGGGAGCCTGCATTGCGCCCCTGCGGGGCACAATTCTTAGCAGGCTTCTCAGAAACTTTTCACAATTACGGCCCCCCGCAAGCGGGGACCCCCCGGAATTCTGAAAACTTCCTGCGACGCGTTCCGCGCCCTGTTGACACACGAAATCCACCCCCTTCGCCGCCCGCGCCAACGACGCACTGCGTCGTTGTCACGTTCGCCTCGGCCGTTTGCTAAGCCCCACACGTTCGCTAGCGAACGTGAGTGGCAAAGCAAACGCCGTCCTCCTGTCCCAACTATGCGTGAGATGCGCGCATAGGGAAAGAGGATGAGTATGGGAAAGTTTATAACGATTCTGGTTTGTGGGAGTCGCACGTTCAAGGACGAAGCCTTCATGCGGAACAAGTTGAGCAATGTAATTGCCGACCTCGGCGTTGAGGCAACCGACGTGAAGTTGATCACGGGTGGCGCTGCAGGTGCCGACACGATCGCTGAAAAAATCGGCCGTGGGTGGAAGTGGGAAGTGAGCGTGTTCAAAGCCGACTGGACAGCCGAACCCAAGCGTGCTGGGTACATCAGAAACCAGCGCATGCTTGACGAAGGCAAGCCGAACCTCGTGCTGGCATTTTTCGGGCCCGCTGAAGACGACTCCCGAGGCACTTCCATGATGGTTGACATCGCCCGCAAGGCTGGGGTGCCCGGCTGGTCGTACCGTCCGCACATCACGCCTGACCCGATTCCCTAGTTCGCAGTACGGTATGGGTTCCACCGCTAAAGGGCCCAACCAACCAACTAAGTATCGAGAAAGGATACACCATGCAGTTTGAATTTCAGGCAACCCTTCAGACGGTTGCAAAGCAGTTGTTCGACGCCACCTACGGGGTAGGCGTTCCGTCCAGTGAGCGCGATGGCGCGTTCAAGGCGCTTGGCGAGTTTGAGGCCCTTGCGGAAGCAGGGCACCCAGACGCCGTCTACGTTCTTGCGTGGTACGACCGCCTCATCACCGATTGGGAAGCCGAGGTCGAACGTTACGAACTCGAACTCGCTGACGCAAGTTGGGAGGTGATGTGATGTGGGTTGACCTGCAAGCAACGCTGGTGATTGCAGCGCCGATGTTGTTCGTACTTCTCGCCTTCTTGGTCGAGGAGTGGTTCACTGACTTCACCAGCCCACAGGCAAAGCGCCGCCGCCGCCGCAACCGCCGTATCCGCGCCCGCCGCAAAGCAGCACGCAGAAGCGGTTGGTGAAGTCATGAAGTCGAAGAGAAAGAAAGGAGGTGAGACCATGAGCAAGACGGAATTTGCAAGCGAGGTCGCTCGCGCAGCCGAGGCCGACGAGGAACCAAGGAAATAGGGGGTAACGCCCCTAAACGGTTCAGCAATAAAAAATCCGAAGGTCGTACCCTACCGAGAGGCTTTTTCAAGCCTCTCGGTAGGGTTCAGCGAAGGGTGTCTTGTATAGAGCAAGATTATCCTTTGCAATCAAAATCTGAAGGGAAAGTCCCGGAAGAAAACAAGTTACCGAGAAAGGGTAATATGCCTGAAGGCTACGAGCGTGAACTCGTAAACTCACAAGCGCCCAGTGACGTCATCACTGAATTCGCCACCATCGACGGAGAAACCATGGAGTTCGATTCGGACACCATGACCCGTTGCGAGCGAACCACCTGCGACAACGCGTGGCTCAACGATTCATATGACTATATGAATGTCTTTACGTTGGGCGGCGAACAGCAGTGGTGCGAAGACTGCGCCAACCTGCGATCATGGGTTTGTGACTCATGCTCCAACTGGTTCGACTCGTACTACGAAAGTTCCACCTGCGTTGACGACGAATCCAACGTCTGCTCTGAATGTGACGACAACACGTGGTACTGCGACAACTGCGAAACCAATCACTGGGATAACCACACTTGCGAGCGCGTAGAACAAGAGTTGATGTCCTACAACTTCAAGCCACGTCCAATTCACAAGTTCGCCAGCAATGAGATCTGGAATGGAGCCCAAGGGTACCCCACTCCCACTTACGGCATCGAACTTGAGTCGGAAAACGTAACACACCAGTTGAACGAAGCAATCGCCGCGTTCCGCACGCACTACACGATGGACGACTTCTACCTCAAGTCGGACGGCTCGCTGTCCTACGGCATGGAGATTGTCAGCCACCCTCGGTCGCTTGCGTCGTGGCGGGAAATTGCTCCCGAACTGGCCGTAGCGCTCAAGGAATTGAGCGGTCTCGGTCAGCGCGCTTGGTCGCAAACTCGTGCTGGTTTGCACATCCACGTTGGACGTAAGAACTTCACCACCAGCCACGCGGCTCGTTTCGTGATGTTGTTTGCGCGCAACGCAGAAGACTGGATCCGTCTCGCCAACCGCAAGACCTCGTACGCGTCGTTCAGCGGAATCGAAGGGGCTGCCGTCATGAAGGTCAAAAACCCAACGTGGGCTGCTCACTCCGACGCCGTCAACACTGGCGCCAACGGTGGAACAACGATCGAAATTCGTATCTTCCGTCCATCGCTGTCAGTCGGCCGCGTAATCGGTTCAATTGAGTTGGTCGATGCAGCAATTGCGTACACGCGCAACATGACCGCATACGATGCCATCCGCGGGGCTCTGGCCTACGACGAGTTCAAGAAGTACGTCATGTCGTGCGACAACTGGCCACTGGCCAAGAACATCATGCGTGGCTTGCGCTTCAACATGGAAATTCTCCCGCCCGACAATCGTGGAGACCGCTCATGTGCGTGATGTGCGTAGGAACGACCGCCAATGAACGGCCGACACGCGCTAACCTCGTCGTTAGTTGCATCAACAACCCAGACGGCTTCGGCTGGGGAATCGTGTACGACGCACAAGTCGAAGGAACACCAACCCGTCGACTCATGGCAAGCCACTCGATGACGTCCGAAAGCGCCATCGATTCGTACTTCGCGGCACTCGACCAGTTGGGCGAAGCAGTTGTGGGACACCTGTTCCACGCTCGCATCGCCACACGCGGTGGGGTTCACCTGAAAGGCTGTCACCCATTCTGGGTACCAGAAGGTACGCGTGAGTACGACACCAGTGCGTTGCTTGCACACAACGGAATGCTTGGCTTGAGCATCCCCAAGAACGACCAGCGGGTTGACTCGCAGGTCTTTGCGGAGGATGTGCTGCCAATGTTCGGTGGCGTCGAATCGCTGAACAAGCCGTACGTGTGGGACATCCTCAACGGTTACGTTGAGGGCGAACGCTCCAAGGTGGTAATTCTCAACACCATCTTCGAAGAGTCACCTGTCATCATCTTGGGCGAAAGCCTCGGATCGTGGGACAAGAACACCGGGCTCTGGTGGTCTAACACCTCATGGTGCAGCACTCCTTCGTATCGCACGCCAGCAAACGTGACCTACGGGTCGCGAATGCCAGCACGCGAGAGCACTTGGTCAGACTACGACATGTTTGAGTCAAAGTCAACCATGACCGAAGAAGAGTACGAAGAGTTGTTTGGCGGAATGGCATGCCTTGACACAACCTGCCCCGGCTGGGTTCTCCCAGAAGACGGACAGTTGTGCTTGGAGTGCGGCGTCTGCCAAATGTGCCTCGACACGTGGGATGAGTGTATTTGCGAAGACATTCGCGAATCACTGCCCACGGAAAAGCCATAAGCGGCTCCGGCTGGCATTTCCGATATCAAAAGTACATGGACAAGGTGGCCTTCGTGGTTTGCGCCATTGAAGGCTACCTTGTCTACTCTTTTGTACACAAGTACACAGCATCCATTGTTGGAGTCAACACCACCGATCCAGTTGCCCTGTTCGCAGGCACCTCTATTGGTGGGGCCATGTGGGCCACTTGGGTGAATGCCAAGCGCAAGTAAATAAATTAGGGTGGGAGTAGTCGAAAGACTGCTCTCACCCTAATTTTGTATTGGTGTTGGTCGCGTTTCTCACCGACCCTAAAGGGTCACCTCAAAACACGAATACGTAAGCCGCGGCAAGCGCGGACGCCGGAGGCGAATTATCCTTTGGTACCGCTCCGGCGAATTATCCTTTGGCACCGACCGCAAAATTCCCTCGGAAGAGGGGGCCTTAAACGAGTAAGAACCCACCTCTACCCGAGGGAATTATGCGCTTAGTTGCCGATGTAGCGAATGTAAGTGCGCTGGATCTTCACGCCGTTCTCAACCGTTCGGCGGTAAGCTCGCTCCCACTGCGGACCCTTGAACGGTCCCCATGCTGGGCGGTGAGCCGTGCCCTCGTAGAGCACAAACCACTGGTTGGGGCGAGACTTCCCAGCCTCAACAAAGTACGCTGACTTAGTTGCTGCGTAGCCACCACGCTTTGCTGGTGCTGGCGCTTCCCACTTAATTTCTTCCATGTTACCTCCTTTAAGGTGATACCCACATTAATGCTTAATCCCACAAATTGCAAATCATAAGAACAGATAACGACTATCTTTATTTAAATTTGCATTTAGTGTTGACAAGCACTAGATTTGTACTTGTGGTCGCAAGGCCATTATAACAGTAAAGGAAATGAGAATGACAAACGTTTCGGGCGACGGCTTTTACACGACCTGCAAAGGATCAATTTACAAGCCCAGCAAAAACCCCTTTGGTATCTGCGATTCGTGCTGCGAGTTGCGCACCCTCACCATTGTCTACAACGACATGGGAGACGAAATAAACTATCACTGCGACGATTGCCTGTGATAAACTAAGTTCGCTAGGGGGGTCGAGTCTGACTTCCTCGGTAATGAGCCGACCTGTTCCCTTTCTCCAGGTGCAGCTCCCCCCCTGGCACCCTTTAAGTAAGCCCGTTCCGTTTCTTGCGGTAACGGGCTACTCTTATTTTTGAGGCCTGATTGTATGCCTCAACACACGGCTGGCAAATGACGTGATAAGGGTCCTTGAGCTTAAGGCGGCGATGCTGTGCGTGGCCTCGCTCCGTGCCATGCTCAATCTCTTTGCGATTGGGAGGCTCGTAGCCCAACGAAACAGCCACGATGCGTAATTCCTGATACGACAAACCGCCCCACACTCCCCATGCTTCCCGATGTTCTAAGGCCCAATACAGGCAATCGGTTTTGATGGGGCAGGTAGCGCAAATATCACTAGCCTGTTGTGTGAGGCGGTCGTTGAAGAAGAGGTCTGTCTGCCCTATGCAAAGGGCTCTAGACCAATCCGTCATGGGCTAGAAGTCTTCCTCGGGGGTCGACCACTTCTTGGGTGCGCCCTTAGCGTCCTCGCTGGCGTAGCGAAGATCGGCCCCTGCTCCCTCAACGGTAAGGATTACCTTTGAGACAGTCTTGCCTTCCTTGTTTTCGTAACGGTCTTGGTTCAAGTTGCCGGTGACGATGACACGCTGGCCCTTGCGCAAGTTGTCCGAGATGCCCTGAGCAAGAGTGCCCCAAGCGGTGCAGTCGAAGTAAGAAACGGACTCTTCTTCGCCCTTCTTACGGTTAACCGCAATGCTAAAATTAGCGAGGGCAGTTCCCTTGTTTGTGAACTTCAGGTCCACGTCTGCGACCATGCGGCCGATAAGAGTTGTACTCATTTCATTTCCTTTACAGTGTTTTGCCTTGCGGCTTATTTATTATACCACGTTAGAAGCCTGCTCGCTTAAGCAACCAAGCCATTTCTTCCAGCGTTACGACTGCGTAGCCCAGTCGAGCTGGCTTGTTCCGCCGTTTGATAACAGCGATACCAAGATCCGCCTTCGCATTGGCTCGCTCTCGGGACGCTTCGTCCATGATGCTCGCCAACGTGATGGTCTTTACATTCTTGCACTCAATCACGACCCGAGGGATACCGTTAAGGTCGCCCTTGTCCATCGTGTTGCCTGCGCCGTAGCGTCGCTCGGCATAGGGGAACCCCATGTCGTTAAACACCTTGGCAACGTCACGTTCCCACTGGGAACCCTTTGCCTTTTCAGGCGTCGTCATTCTCGGCGCTCTCAACCATCAAGTCGATGGCCTTCTTGACAGTCTCCTTCGTCACGCCAACCTTGACAAGTGCAGTGAGGAAATCGAGCATCATGGCGTCGACCGTCTCGTCAATTTTCTTCTGGATTTCTTCTGGTGTAGTCATCGTGCAAAGCCTAGCACACGCTTAAAGTCCTTTGGCATAGCAATTGATTCTTCGTGCTCTTGACGCTTCTTTTCTAGGAAAGCCTTGTCAATAACGGGGATTCGAGGTCCAGTGTCCTTCACCACGATTGTCTCACCGTCACGCTGGCGCTGAGCCAGCATCGTGTGGTAGTGCTTGCGGAACTTGATCGGGGAAAAGATAACCGTGCCCCAGAAATCGTGCCCTATGCACCACGTCATCATCTCTTCGACGTTGGGCACCGGCACCTTGTCAATGCGCAACAACTTTTCCATTGCGGAAACGTTCGTGTCGTTCATAACAAAAGGGCGGTGGGAGTTGGCAACAATGCCTTCGTTGAGGCGCTCACAAAGCGTTCGAGCCTGCGCCCATGTCTCTGTCTGCTTGGTTCGTGCCACAGTTCGGGCGTTGACGAACTTCTTCATTTCCTCCACCTCTTCCACGGTGACACGCCCCTCCTGAATTAACAAACACAAAACTTCCTTGTACACGTCAGTCATCGCGCCACATCTTCCACGTCACATAAGTCGCACTCAACTTTAGTTTTTAGGTCGCTAAACTTTAGGTTTTCGGTAGCGTCCAGTACCTTGATTACGTCGCAGGGTGATTGGGTGATGCAGGTGGCGCACACCGGAAACCATTCCGTGTGCGGATGAGGCTGGTGCTTCTCTCGTAGGGCTTGGCGTTCGGCGGGGGTCATTGGTCGTAGGTGTCCATGATGCAGTCGTGCAAGTCCTCAAGGTCGAGCAGATGCTCAGCCGTATCGGAGCCGAACTGCTCGCCACACTTGCCACACATGCTGACAAACTCGTGCTGGTATGACCGGTACTCATCGAGGGCAATGGTCAGGTACGTAATCATGTCCAGCAGGCTGTCCTCGACGCCCTCGTTGCTAAGGCTGCCGCCAGAGGCGGCCCGTTGCAGACGCTTCATTTTGTCGTTGGCTCGCATGACTGCACCGACCCACGAGGGGATGCCGAACTCTTCGGAGCCACGAATGTTGTAGTAGGGGTCATGAGGGCGGCCGTAATCACGAGACTTCTTATCGTGCATGGCCTGCACTTCTTTTAGAATCAGGTTGAATGATGACATGATCAGTCCTTTGGAATTCGCATAGAGGCTATGCAACAAAAAATAATGATTGTACAGCAAATGGCGATTATCACTTGGTCTCCTTCGGGCCAGGTATATGAACAAACGCTGTGTTCAGGCTTTTGTTTTTTGGACAACGGTGCGACACATCGGTCGCAACGGCGTGAACTTTAAGGTTGCATTTTGGGCACTGGAAGTATCGCATACTTTGCTGGCACCTTTCCTCGGTAGGGGATTTGTTGGTTCTCGGGCTTGAACTGCGCACCACAGCCCTTGCAAAACACAAGGGCTGGGTGCGCGGCCGACAGGTTCATGAGCCAGTCGTGCCGGTGGGTCATTCGCCCAGTTCCAACAGGACGCCTGCAATTTCAGCGTCGGTCAGTTCGGACAACTTGCCGATGGAGCGGCCGAGGATTTTCTCTACGGCTGCCTTGCCCTTGATGGGCTCACCGAACTTGACGGCCAAGCGGTCGCGGAGTTGTGCCGTGAGGTCACGAACGCCATCGGCCGGAGTGGCTGCCTTGTACTCGGGGCTGGGCTTCGGGTGCTGCGACTGCTGTACCTTTGGTCGGCTTGCGGCGTTGCCGTCATCGTCATCGTCAGCCACGAGGCCGAGGATGGCCATGTAGGCGTAGCGTCGAGCGTAGGTGACAGCCGAGCCCTGACCCTGCGGGTCCTGCTTGGGCAGGTGCAGGAGCATCGAGTTCTGGATGTACTGACCCGACTTGTGCAGCAGGGTCGTGGTCAAGGTGTCAGCAAGGCTTCCGTCACCGTTCACGTCGAACGAGATGGATTGAGTGACAGCAAGACCGTGCTTCGTCAGGACGGGACTGGCCGAGGCCACCACGTCAGGCAAAGCGGCGTACTTGCTCTTGAAGAAGGGGTTGGTTGACCCCTTCGGGACCGCCGAAAATTCGGCTTGTGCTGCGACGAGGGCTGATGCCAACTCGTTGATTTCGGTACTGCGGTTCATGTTCCTCCTTAGAAACGGTGCTCAATAACGTACCCTAAGACACCGAAGACGGTGGCAAGGGCATTGATGTCTTCGAACGAATCTTCAAACGTTCGCTTTGTTGCGATAAGGACGTTGCCCTTCTCGTTTTCAATGAAGATGTCAAACAAACCATCTTCTGCTTGGACTGGGGTGATCTTAAAGAACACCTTCCCCTTACGGACCCGAAGCACGGGCCAGTCTGTCTGCATCACTGTGCGCTCCCTTCTGCTGCGTTGCTTTGTGTGATGGTGATTGCTGCCCCACCATCGGAAATGCACAGGTCCTTGAAGGCGCAGTAGTCACACTGCCACGCACGTCCGCTAATGGGGTCCAACGATATTTGCATGCCGTTGTCGTCCTGCGCAAATCGAGCAGGCAAATACCCCTGTTCGACTTGGTAGGCGATCTGCTCCATGCGAGCGAGTTCCTCGGACGCAAGGTCGTACCACTCTTCACGAGGCACGTAGTATTCGGCAAGGAAACGGTTGGTCCCCTCGACGCCCATGTTCGCTGCCTTGTTCTTTGACAGCGCCTCAAAAGTGATAGAGCCCATGATGAGCCAGTCGATTTCAATGTCAGGGTTTTCGTTCATGATGCCGATGGCGTTCATGCCAGCCTGAATGATTGCCTTAAGGGCAGGTCCTTCGCCCTCGTTCTGGGTGCCACCACGCATGCGGTTCCAGCCGACCTGCTTGTCAAATGAGTACGTGCCCATGGTCTTGAGTTCATACAAAGCGTGAGTGCCCGAGAAGAACTCGTCAAGCCCCTTCGTCTCAAGCAAGGCGTCGCAAGAACCGGACACGTAACTGCCGACCTGCGATGCCACCTCGAACTGTGCGCTGGGGTACTTGCGGCTGATGCAGTCCTGCAGTGCTTCGTGAATGATGGTACCTAGACCTGTCGCCCATGCACCTGCTTCGTCCATCGGGTTCGAGGGCTTTGCGTCAAACGCGGCGTATCCTTGCTGGCGTCCGCACGAAAACGCTGACGAGTAACGCATGGGCGTTCCTTTCGCCGTGGGCTTTGGTACTGCTGACTTGACGTGCAGCTCTTCAACGAGTGCACTTGTAATAATTGGTTTGTCTGCTTTAAACACACTAACTCCTTTTTGTAGGTTATTGATTGTACTGCTTGGACACGGTGCCTGTCAAACCGGCTTGGCGCTCAATTTCTTCGAGCAGGGCGCCGCATTCTTTGCCGAGTTGCCAGTCTTCGTGCTTTACTTCGATAAATGCCAGCGCAACAACCATCGTCACGTACTGGTCTGCGGTCAGTTCAAGACTAAACATTTTCAGCCTGTCCGCCGCTGTTCTTCATGCGCTTCTTGTAGCGACGGCGATCAAGATTGGTCGTCCCTCCATAGATGCCAACCGTGATGTTGTTTTCAATGGCGTAATCAAGGCATTCCTGTCGAACAGGGCATGCGTTGCAATACGTTAGGGCTAACCGCTTGCGGCTACCAGCCAAAGTGTCGGTGTCGTCCGGCATAAAAATGGCGGTGTCGACCCCACGGCACTGGGCTTTCTTCTTCCAGTTTGTGTATGTCATGACGGCCACAATACAGGTGGCTTGTGACATTGTCAAATCGAGACGTTGTATTTTTTTTTCATGAAGGTTTCTAAGCGCATTCCTTCATAACGGCGACACAAATAATCAAGAGAGATAAACATTGGACAGTACGCGCCACCTTCGACTTCGTGCTTAACGACGATGCCTCGGAAGTGGGCGTTTCCCTGCGGCCCCTTGTAATCCTCATCGTGTAGATAGCACGCTCCCGCAACCAATCCGTGTTGCGACTTGCCTGCGACAAAGCGTAAAGAGTACCCGAGCGTCTGCTGGTGGCCCATCGAGAACGAGTGCCCAATGGTCTTGAGTCGCGAGTCAATGGTTCCTCCAAAAGGCTTGCCCGTCATGGGGTTATAAAAGTAGTGCGAATAGGCCACGCCGTCGAGCCAAAGAATGTCGAGGAAGGGTACAGGGCGCCAGCCCAACTCCACGTCATTGAACTGGAAATCGCCCACCACGCCTTCCAACTGGGCGTCGGCAGACACGGCACGGTTGATGCGGTCCTCGTGGTTGCCTCGCAAGATGTAGCGTTCGGGGTGCCAGCCTGCGTGCTTGGTTTGCTTGCGTACTTTGTTGAGGTCGATCAAAGGTTGATTCAACACAACAAATGCGTCGTTGCCTGCCTTGATGTCCTCAAGAAAGCGTCGGCCCTCCATGGCCTTCTTCCCCTTGTCGTAAAGCGAAAGCGAAGGCATGTCCCAGTGGTCACCAAGGTGGATAATCTTGATGGGTTGGTCGCGGAAATGGTCGACAATGTACTGACCGATCCAGAGAAGATGGTCGGTCGGCGCACCAGGCTTGGCCTGCGTGTCGGGGATTACGACATGAACGGTTGGCTTAGGAAGCAAGGCAAGACCTCCTTGGTCCTGCTTAGCCTATCACACGCTAGTGCAAACCTGTGCAATTTCCGCAGGCGTGCAGGTATAAACGTCGTTCAACCGCATAAGAGGCTCGTACCCAGCAAACCACAAAGCGGCGGCAGCAAGGCCAGAGCAAATCCATGTGCTGCCATGCCGAAGACAGATAGCATTTGGCAACCACATGTCAAATGCGCATGAGAAAATGGACAGCCACGAGTACTTGTCCCCCACCTGGGCGCGAGCAAACGTCAGCAATTTCATGCGGTCGGCCTGAATGGGAAGCGGAATGACCTCGTATCGGCCACCTGGGGCCACCGAGGACAATGTCTTGTCGTTCGTTACGCCTTTGGCTTCGGCTTGAATAACATACCATTGGCCATCCACTTGTCGGTCAAGAATCGCAATGTGGTTCCATTTTGAGAACCGACTGTCTTGGAGGCGACGTTCAGCGACCCGAATGGCACGTCCGAGTATTCCTGTCGAGTGACAAAGTACCAAATCACCGGGCTTCATCTCCATCTCCTTCGTGGTAGGCCTCTAGGTCTTCTTCGACCTTAGCAATCAGGTCCTTGAGTTCGGCAAATTGGTGCGTCTCCATGGCAAGGATTTTGCGGATGACCTTGGCGTCGGCCTTGGTCTGCTGGTACATGGCAATGCCCACGACCAGTTCAATCAGAACCGCCATGTACGAAGCCGTGTAGTTCCACCACTCCAGTACACCCGCCGTGTTGATGCCCCAGCAAACCACCGTAGCAAGCGTCACGGCGCCCACAAACTCCCAGCGACGAATCGCGTTCTGTGCTGTCCAAGAGAGGTGTTCTCCTAACGTGATGTTCTCACCCGTAATCGGGTGCTTCCAACGCTTCATTACAATCCTTCGTGTGCGCCTAGGTGTCGGGCAAGTTCCAGTTTTACTTCGTCAATGTTGCGCTCAATGCGGTCAATGGCATCACGCATAGATGAGCCGTGATTGGGTCGCAGCTCTGCCTGTAGTTCGTGCAGGCGTTCTGTGACCGATCGGGCAAGGGCATTGTGGACTACACGCCAGACACCGACGACTGCGCCTGCCACCACAACGACTGCTTCGGTGATGTACCAGAAGTTCGCTGAGGTGAATACCGACGCCATCATGACTGCGGAAGGCGTGGCGTGCCTTGGGTGTTGAAGCGAAGGTAACGCTGGGGCTGGCGTCCGTCCTGCGAGACACGAACGAACGAAGGGTCGCCCTGCTGTCCCATGCTGACGGTCAGTGGGTCTGGGCCTGCCTCCACGACAAGGGCCGTGTGCCAGCCCACGCCGGGGCCGTAGACGATGGCGTCACCGGGCTGAACCTGAGCGAGCGGAATCTCGGTGCCGGTCGACAACTCGGTGCCGGTGTAGCCTTCGTGCGTAGCAAAGCCTGCCTTGTTGGTGGGGTCAGTGGCGCAGCCAGCAACCCAGTAGCACCACGTCACGAACATGGAGCAGTCCATGAACAGGGGGAACTTCGGCGGGTACACGCCAATGGCTTCGGCGCGGTTGCCTGCCTCTGAATAGTTGAAGTGCTGCTTATTCGCCACGGCCCATTTAGCCCAGGCAACGATTGCATTACGGGTATCTGTCATGTTTTTCCTTTAGGTTGATGGTTTGGTGTATGAGTAAGGTCCAAGGGTCTTGATGTCGACAACAATGTCGCCTTCGTACCCGTTTTCGTAGTTGTCTCGACGCTTGTGGGGAATCCAGTCCAGCGACTCAATGACTGAGATGCTTGCGCTGAGTGGCCCTTCTTGGTAAATCACAATGTTCTGTGCTTGGCGTAGCGACTCTAGCCAATAGAAATTGTCGTAGGGGTCCATGTAAACTTCTTGCCCATCAACAACGTCGACCGAGAAAAGTTGCAAGACAACGCTTATCTGCGTACCAGACACCACGTTCGGGAACGCCTTGAGTGTCCAGCGGTACATGACCGGCGAGGTGTCGTTGGTGGTGGTATGCGTACCGGCGCTCAGCGTCATCACCACTTGGAACTGCGATGACTTCGGGTTGGAGACACTGCCCACCGTAGGCATTGGGTATTCCTTGGTGGCCGTACCAATGGCGGTCGGTGAAGTGAAGGATGAGATGGGTAGCGTCAGGGCAAACGAGTCCAGCGGTTCGCAGATGACGTTGGCCTGAATACTTGACCCGTAGTTGGTCGAGCCACCGTACTCAAAATAGACCGGCGCCTTCTGGTCAGGGATGCCGTAGTCAAAGATTGACGTAGTAAGCGTTCCGCTCGAAACATACTTGGTTGCGCTGATTACACCATTGACGTTCTTGGCGTAGGGCTGGTAGACGCCGAGGCCGCCGACTGCGATGAGTGGCAAGTTTGTTGATGGATTCCACGCCAAAGAATTGACGGTGCCCTGGCCAGTGACCATAAGGTCGGAGGTGTAGACCGGTGCCAGTTCGTCTTGGTTGATGAACGTGGAGAGGTCTAACTTGCCAAGACCGGTGCTGCTGGTGTCGTAGTTGTTCCAAGCGAACCAAACGAAGCGACCGTCACCAATGATTGCCGTGACCGGCGAGGTGAGCGGCTGCAAGATGTTAGGAATCAACGGACCACTCTTGAGGTCGCCCGTTGCCGTAGCGGTGGGGTCGTACACACTCAACGTCTGCGCCATGCGGATGCCGCGGTTGGTGCCAATGAAGATGAAGTTGAGGTAGGATTGAATTGCCGTGGGGTATTCGTCTGGCGACATTGGAAGTGCCTGAACCGGGGAAACCAACTGGAACGGCTGAGCCACTGTCGACGTTGATACCGTAGCCACGTTTGAGGGTGATGTGGTGCTGGAGCCAAGCAGGTCGGAGCGGTAGATGCACCCGTTGCCGTTGGTCGTGGTGCCGCTCACCGTGTGACTGGAGTAGCCAGCAAAGTACACTTGTGTCTCTCCGCCTACTGCGTCAGACCACACCCAACTGGGGTCAGGGTGACTAAACAACAGGTCGCTCACAGAATTGTTACCCATGCTTCCGCCGACCGCAAAAGTGCCGTAGGTTGATGGAGTCAGCGTTAGGCCGTTGTTATCGACAATGGTGATTTCATTGCCGCTGATTGCGCCAATAGTCCATGTGTTGTTGAACAGACTGCTGGTGGACTTGGCAATAAGGCTTGTAAACCCAGTGGTTGATGCAAGGCTTTTTGTGACCCAAGAGAACGTATTACCACTACCACCTACAGCCGACACGGTTACTGTCTCGGCCTTGTAGGTGCCGGAGAAGTTCATCTCAACGGTGATGGTGTTGCCAACTTGAAAACCGCAGTACGTTCCACTGGTGCAGGTAGCGGTAAGCGTGGTTCCGGACAATGAAAGGCTGGTGGCCTGCGCCTGCGCCTGCGTATCAGCAATGGTGATGCTTTGACCTACGACAAATTCAGTGGAAGGATTAGTCATATAGACAAACGTTCCCGATGAACCGTGACCACCGGAGCCGTTGGCAATCTGACCAATGTTTTCCGCAGTGACGGTAACGCTGAATCCAGAGCCGTAGATGGGTGCGGTGGTTGCCGAGCGGGGCTGGAAAGCATACAGTTGGTTCGAGGTTGAGCCGTAGCCACCAGCAATCAACTGGTCGTTGGCCCACGCCACCATGCCGTAAGAGCCGGAAGCAAACAACTGGAACGAACTAACACCAGGCTGGGCGAACCAGATACCCGTGTCCGTTGCCAGCCAAACGTAGGTAGGAGATGCGGCCATGTCGTGCATAACCGTTGGTGCGGTGCCGCCGTAGGTTGTTCCAAACGAGATAGGGAGCACACCTGATTGCGTCCACGCCGTGCCGATGGAGGTATTGCCGTTGAAGTAATACACCGACACCGTGCCGCCAGAACTTCCACCCATAACGACATAGCCGTTGCAAGTTACAACCTGAACATTGGACGCGGTGCTAGCCAGAACCTTGTAGGTGTCCGGCAGGAGCGTGGCCTGCGCGGGGTAACTGAAAACGTCGATGCCCTTGCTTGCATAGAAGCGCATGTCGCTATCACCGTCACGGTGGTCAAGGTATTGCTGGCCCGCACCCATTGACCACTCGCGCTGCTCTCGACGCCACAGACCCTCAGTGTTGACCGTGCCTTCACCCATCACGTTCGTCATCTGGACTGCTTCACGCTGGGCAGGAATAGAGCGGTGACGGAAAGCCTCACGTCGATACGGCTCAAACGAGGTGTCTACTGGGAACGTGCGCGTCTGCGGTGCATACGTTCCGGTGCCGTCTGGGTAGGGAACGCCAGAGGTGTCCGTGATGGAAATGCTGTATCCCTGTAGGCCCGCAAGCCCTGTGGTCGGCGTGTAGTTGATGGTCATTAGAGTGGGCTGACCCTCGTGTACTGACGCTGGAGTCGGTCGGCTTCTTCAGAAATGCGCTGGGCGCGACGCATGATAAGTGCATTGACTGATCCAGCCACGGCACCTGGAGCAACTTCCTGAGCCTTACGCGGGTCAGGCTGTGACTCCATGAAGTTACGGCTGATTTCTCGTGGAATGGTCAAGTCAATCTCGGCACCTAGGGCCGGCAGGTCGAGCATCGTCGGCACCATGTTGGGAATGGTTGTCGGCGTTGCGGCTTGAAGCGTGATGCCGGTAGCCGTCACCGAGGCGGGCTGGGTCATGTAGAATGTCGTACCGCTCGATGAGGGAATCGAGTAGATAGTGGCGTTGTTCGGGATGTAAGTATTCACGCCCGTGCTGTCGGCTACTGGCATACCTGGGCTCAACTCAGCAACCGTGGTTGCCGACACGTTCGACACCAACGTGCTACCAGCCGTGACGTTACCGGTGAAGGTGTAGGCCACCGTGTTCTCGTAGCCGTTGTAGGGTGGCGCCTCGTCGTTGGTGCCAGGCGTGTTGATGAACGAGTCCGTGGTGTCGACCATCTTGATGAACGGAGCCGAGTAGGTCACGTAGATCGGCAAGCCTGGCCATCCCGATTCGTACAGAACCAAGCCGAGACCCGAGGGGAACGATGGGTCGGTGTTGCCTGAGTTCCAACGAATGACCTTCCAGCGGCGAATCGGTGGGAACGTACGGTAGGGCGGTGCGATGCGGTAACGAACCTCAAGGATGTCGGTGAAGTTGGCGGGCAGGGCGCCAAGGTCGTAACCGGCGAACACGGGGTTGTACGTCAGTTCGGCCACACCCACACGGAACAAGCCGTTGGTCGGAGACGAAAGCGAACGCAAGTCATCGTTGATGGCCACACCAATGTCGTAGCGCGAGTAGCGAGGATTGATGTAGGTAACGGTGTTGTTGTTGTGCGAGTTCGCGGTTGAACCCATGTAGCCACGCTCGACGGTGGCAATGCCGGTTCCAGACACCCAAGACAGGACCAGCATCAGTTCGAGGTCGATGGCAAGGATAACGCCAGGCTGGATACCGCTCGTCTGCGAACCGGTAAGCAGAACCGTGCTGTCGGTTGGCAGGATGGCAACGCCGCTTCCGGAACTACTGGCCAGGACCGTACGCTCACGGATACCGCCCATGGTGCGACGGTACACCTTTTCAATCATGTCGCCAAACGTTGCGCCCGTTGTCGACGTACTGGCTGAACCGCCTACTGTAATGATGGATGGCATGAGTTTCCTTTACCTGTTAGTTCATCGCTAGAAGCATGTTGCCGCCAGCAGTGGCAGCAGCGGGGATGATAAATCCGTAGACCGTACCGACTCCGTAGCCACTGGCTGATGCAGGGCTGACGTATGTTGCGCTGCTTCCTGATGATGAGGCAATCTGATAGTTAATAAAAGGAGCGCGAGAGTTCACAATGGATGACCCAATAAACGTGTCTGAAGCGCCAGCCCAGGTTCCGGTCGGCGTTGTCGACGCCCAGGTATAGGCTTCACCAACCGCCAACAGCAATTCGCCGGATGACCATGAAAGACCCGTTGCCGTAACCGTTGAACCAAATGTCGTGTTCGTCAATGGACCGAAGGCTGCGGTTGGAACAAATGACTTTGAGCAGCCGGAGAACATGGCAATTGAGTAACTACCCGCAGTGGTCGAAGGGTTGCTGCTCAGCGTCACCGCGCTCGACAGATAGCCTGCTCCAGCATTGACGCCAATGGCAAACCAGTTACCCTGAGCGGCGCCACCAGAGTTGGTACCAAAGGTATACCACGTTGCGCCAGCACCGCTTGCGGTTACAGTGGTCCAGTTTGCGTTACCCGAACCAAGTGCAATGACGATGAGGTCGCCATCCACAGAGATGCGTGGCAAAGAAATAGACGTGGTAATTCCACCGTTGTTGGTACCGTAAGCCCCGGTGATAGCCATTACGCCACCGCCACACAACGCCACTTAGATGTGGCACCGTTGTAGATAAAGCCAATGGTAAGCGGAAGCGTTGTTGAACCGTTGGACGAAGTCGGCACGGAAACAGTCGAGTTTTCTGTGTTGTTGAAAGACAACGTCACGGAAGAGGCGGAGTAGTCATAGAAGCGAACGATTGATTGCATGCCATCAACAGCACTTGTGGTCGACATGGTAATCGTTACAGACAAAGCGGCGTTGTTCGTTACCTTGGTTGAGGTGTACGATGATGGCGTGACAGTGGCCGCCTGCGAAGAAACAGTTACCGAGCCAACGCTGGGGGCCAGCACGTTTGACGTGACGCTGGTGGCCGTAGCAACACCAAGAGTAGGCGTGGTGAGCGTGGGGCTGGTGGCGAACACTGACGCGCCGCTTCCTGTGATGCCGTTGAAGGGGCCGACGAGGGTGTACCAGATGCCGTTGAAGTATTGCAGAACGTAGTCGGTGTAGAGGTAAGGGAGGCTGAAC